GGGCCGTGTAGCTTTCCTGTGCATCATCGTAAGAAACAGCCGCACCCTCTCCCTTTGTGGGAGCAGTTCCGAATCCAGTGAAGAGGACTTCTTCCTCAAACGCCCGATCCGAATTCTCTATCTCATAAAGAGCTTGATGCTCATTATTTACTTCTCCGTACTCCAACCCAAAAATAGCATTAAGACCGGGAAGAAGTTCTTTGTTAATACTAGCTCTATTAATAGCCATAATAAATCCCCCCTCTTATGCCGTTGAAGCCGTGGCCGTAACGTACCTGTCACGATGCTGATTAATCCAGCACTCAACTATTGGATAAGCGTCCGAATCCTTTTCATCAGGATACTTAGCTTTACCAATGACACGTACAGCCGCTGTTGCTTCAGTACCGGAAGCACCATCCAGATAGTAACTTGACTGACCTGTGACAGTATTACCAGAACTTGCAGTTGAACTTACAGTTACATTATAGTTCTTTGTAATTAACAGCTCTGCCGCTGATAAAGACAAGGAAGCTTGAATGTAGTAAGCCTGATCAGGATTAGTGATCACGAAGAACTTGATATCCGTGGCACTCGTTCCGCCATTCCAATAACGAGAGAACTTTTGTTCTCCATTTTCCACATATTGACAACCCATAAAAACACCAGAGGCTTTCAAAGTAGCTGCAATATAAGGTGAAATAGTGGCAAAGTTTGCCCCCGGCATTACTACCGGATCACCTGTGAAAATGTTGTTAGTTGGCGATCCCGTTTGACCTGTTGAGGTAAGCGTGATCATGTCAGTAACAGCTTCATTGTTGTAGCTGCCACCTTTCATACGAGCAGGAATGAAACCACGAAATGCTTTAGTAGTAGACATGTTTCATCTCCTTAATTGTGAGAATTAGTCCTGAAAAGTAGGAACTCTTCCTCTTGTTGTTACAGAGCGACTAGTATTAGAAATAGGCATACGAGAATCAGAACCCTTCATCAATTGTGCATTTACCGCATCCATCTGATCGTTAGATTTCTTCTCATAGAATTTCCTTCGAGCCGCCACTTTACCGGCTGGCATTTTAACCAAGGCTACATCTCCACGACAAATTGCACCTTGATACCTGCCTTCTTCCCTCACGAAGGATGTAAGAGCCATTTCAGGAACTTCATCAGGAGTTACAAAGACCCATCCTAGTTGTAGTTTCTTACCTACATTCTGAATGTCTTCTTGACCTCTAATAGAGATACGTATCCAACGGAGCGACATGCCATCATTCTCAAACCTTGCTTGCACAGTGTCTGGGATAGTTAGAGCATTAGGCTCTTCAAAGGTCCATTCGTCTTCTCTTGTGTTTTCTTCCCGTAATGTATTACTACGTGATTCATTTCGTGTTGTCATGTTTCTTTCCTCCACGCCTAATTAATATTAGTATATTCGCCATCAGCTTTTGTAACCTTAAGCTTCTCGGCGGCATACTGTTCAAGTGGTATTCCCCATTTCTGTGCCAATCTCACATCTTCTTTGGAGAGTTTGATTTTTTTACCTGAGGTCGGAGACGAGCGTGAAGCCCCCGAAACCACCTGAGCAGGTTGTGACGTATTTTCCTGCACACGTTCATACTTTTGAGGAAAAGCTTCTTGAAGCCTATTGTTAATTTCCTCATAGTATTCGTTATCATTAGGATCATATCCTTCTCCCTTTAGCTCTGCATCTATTGCCAGAGCCGCAGCCGTTCTAACTGTATCCTTTCCAAACCACTCATTCTGTTCTGCCCATTTAGCAGCTCTGGGATCATATGTTTGAGGTGGTCCCGAACTAGGGGCAACTGATCGTGGTTGTTTTCTTTCTCCTTGATAATCTATCTTAGCAGAATTAACCATTTTCAAATCTGATTGTGCATCGTTCAAGGTTTCCTGAGCTTTTAGGAGCATCTCTTTATCTCCATCATCGAATGCTTCAAGATAAACCTTTCTTGCTAATTCTACTTTATCAGTAAGCTGCTTCTCGGAAGTATCTAAACTTAATTTACTTACATTAAATAGCTCTGCATCTTTATGATGAATATGAGCAGTTAGTTGCTCATTCTGAGATAGTAAAGTTTGGATTTGATCATCCCGATCTTTTCTCTGTTTAATAAGCTGTCTAATTCTTTTCTGAGCACCCTTAGTTTCTATGCCCTCTAACTCTTGAGGAGTTTCTTCTGATTTAGTTTCTACTTCCTCTGTAGAATCCGCCACTTCATATTCAACTGACTCTTCCTTAGAATCAGAAATTTCAACCTCATTCCACTCTTCTTTTTCATTGTCCATTTTATTCTCCGTTGCTAACGAGACAAACGATTTACGTTAAGACAAACTTTTGCCCTACACTATTATACCACATAAAGTTGGATTTCCCAAATCAATCAGAACCTTTTCCAAGATTAAAGGTAGGATCAAGATCTTTGGGATCTTCCACCCTCATTACAATCTGATCATCAAACAAAAGGATAAGTCGGACACCCTTATAAAAAAGCTTTGTTCCGGCGTGTTTGCCGTAACATACATAATCGCCCACGGTACACCAAGCACCTCCGGGAAACTTGTCCTTATCCATATATGCCAAATCTCCCAACTGAAGGACTTGACCTACAGTTGTCAGATAAGATATATCATCCTTTGTTGAATCCGGTATAAAGATACCGCCCTTGGTTACACTCTTTACTGATACAGGACGCACCAGAACATGAAATCCCGGTAACGAAGGTAGCGGACTCGGATCAGGAACTTCCTCCAGATCTGTAACCCAGAGATCATTTTTCAAAGCCGCCCCCATACTAACTTGTTGCATCTTATTCATCATCCTCCTGATAGATACGTTTTTTCACAATGGTTGTTAGATTATCTCTGGCCCATTCTATCCCAGATATGGACCCGACAATCTGTCTGTAGTGTGAGTAATCTTCTGCTGAACCATTACCCAGAGTAGTCTTAAGTTTATTTAACTCATTATTAAACTCAATAACGATTTCATCCCAGATATCCATTAATCGTACATAGTACTCTTACGTGATTTTTTAACTGGTTCTGGCATTTTCCATGTATTGTCAGGCCATTCACCCAGAACAGCCCGGTCATTCCGTGGTCCCCAGACATCTTTCTTAAATGGATTTCCGAATGTTTTACTTTTACTTAGTACGTGTTCCAGATAACCATCACCTTTCTTCATCATTGCTTATCTCCTTTTGTTGCGCTATAGCCATCTTGACAAGAGCATCGAGACCCTTTGTATCAAGTTCATTATTTTCTTTCATATTTGCCATGAGCATCTCTTTCATTACTCTCATAACTTCCCGCTCATCTTCTTTACCAACCTTAAATTCTTCCAGAGCAGCTTTGGTCATAAGCTCCATACTCTTTATTTTTTCCTTACTATCTCGATCTGCTTCTGATTTTTCACGTTTGAAGTTATCAGTAGCTCCTGATTTCAACATTCCAATAATCTGCTCATTCTCCTCAAGCTCAAGTTTCTTATTCTTAAGCTCAAGTTCAGCAGCATTCGTAACTGTATCGGATTGAAGTTTCTGTTTCTCTAGTTCAACCTTGGCCTGTTCTATAGCCAAAAGCTGTTGTTCAGGAGATTGCGCCTGACCCATAGCTTGATTAGCATTCATTATCTGTTGAGCTGCTTCTGCCATTGCCATCTCTACAACAGCAGGATTATTAGCTTGCTGTGGAACTTTCTGTAGAGATTGCTGAGTAATACCACTCATCTGTTCTTGATACTTCATAATCGAATGTTCTTGAATATTCGCCTCAAGTATAGGCCGAATACGTTCCATGATAGGATTAGCACCATTCATGGGATCTTGCAGATAGGCCATCTTTACCTGAATATGTGCATCGTGATTCTGTCCCGGAAAAGCTGCAATGGGAACACCCTTAGTTGCAGCCATGATATCCGAAACCGGGTCCATAGGTTTAGGTTGAATCTTGGGAGGAAGTATCTCCTCCACGTTTGGCATATTAGCCGCATTAAGAATAGTCCGATTTAATGCTTCCAGATTAAACATACCGGGAGGTGATTGCTGGGCCATCTGAAGGGCCATATTAGCCATCATCATGCGATGTGCGTTACTGGGAATATTAGGATCGGAAACCGGGACAATATCTATTCGACCATCAAAGTCATTCTTGAAAATACTTCGGTCTTCGTAAGGAACATCGTAAGGATATTCCGAGGGAAGATAGTCATAATCAATCCGGGCAAGAATCCTAAATTCATCCTTTTGAGATTTATGTAGTCTTTTATGAATTGCTGTGAAAAACTTGCTACTAGCTTCTAGTAAAGCCATAGTCGTTCCAACGGGTCCATAGGAGGCAGCATCAGAGATAACTTGCTCTGTACTGTCCGCAAACTTCTGACCAGCAGCCGCCACGAAATTCAGCATCTGGAATAGAGTAGAGGAAGGCTCTTTGTAAGGAAGGGGAACAATAGCCTTTGATAAATCTATACCAGTTGCCTCAACCTCCTTGAACTCGCCGGGAGAGATAGGATCATTGTCACCAACCATCCTGACTCCCTTGGCCTTAAATCCTCC